TAGATGTTTCAAAACATTTTCTGGACTAGATACACCGTATGGATCAGGATCAGTGTCACTGGATTCTGGTTCAATAAACATGTGTTCTACTAGACCGTTATTAACTACTGCGGCATAACGGCGACTACGTTTGCCAAAACCGATGGCACTCATATCAACTGTCATGCCCATCCCTTCTGTGAAGGCGCCTGCGCCGTCGGGGATAACTTTAACATTCTTAATGTTTAAATGCCGTGCCCATTCGTTCATTACAAAGCCGTCATTAACACTAACGCAATAGATTGCATCGATACCTTTTGCTCGGAAGTCAGCAAACTGTTCTTCAAAGCCTGGCAGTTGGTATGTCGAGCAAGTTGGAGTAAATGCCCCCGGCAAGCTAAACACTACTACTCGCTTGTCAGCAAATAGATCGTTGGTTGTTTTAAAAACAAAATTGCCCCCAATTGGGCAACCACCACTTGATGGTGTTTCATCTCCTTCGCGAAATGCGAATGTTACGTTTGGTATTGTCTGTGTCATTTTATTTCCTTTTATTTTAACTTGTTGCAAACTCTTGTGTTGCTATATTATTCGTCCTTAAAATCTATAATATTGCCATCTTCATCGGCGCAGAAGATACGTACTGTATTTCCTTCTTCATCTTGGATTTCGATCGGCCCCCAAATCCACCATTCAGTATCGCCTTGGTAATAATTTTTACAGTTTTCTAATTCGTAAGGAATGTTTTCCTCTAAAAACTCTCGAACTTCTTCTTCATCTTCTTTGCTAAGTCCTTCGACTTCGATATCATACCAACAACCGCCGTCATCCATATCGATGAGTTCAACATTATCAATATTGTTAATTTCGCAGTCTAACATATTGATACTGTCTTTCTTGCCATCACCCCCGGGTACTTCTGTAAACTCAAACTCTGGAGTATTGTCGTCGGAAGTTTCTACAGTCCAAGAACCCCAACGGAATCCATTAGTAACAGTTACTTTACCGTCACAATCACGTCGATGAAATGTTTCAACTTCTTGTACATTCTTTTTATGATAAGTTTTTACTGTCCAAATTGCCATTTTAGATCTCCTTATCTTGGTGCAAACTCTTGTTGCAATTTAATATTATCAAAAAACTCTTTCTTAGTATTAGGATCAGATTTAAATGCTCCTGTTAATACTGTAGTTTGAGTTAATGATGAATGTGCCATAATGCCGCGATTCTCGCAACATCCATGTACTGCTTGAATGTAGACTGCTACATTTTCTGATTCTGTTGCTCGGCTGATTTCCCTAGCAATGTCGTTGCAAAGTTCCTCCTGGAGAGTACCTCGTCTTGCACACCACTGAGCGATACGTGTGTACTTGCTAAGTCCGATGAGCTTCTGAGCGGCAATAATGCCAATATAGGCAATACCAACAACGGGTTGGTGATGATGACTACACATAGAACGAAGCTCACTTCGAACAACCAGCATACCTTCATAACGGTCCTGCGAGTCGTTTGGAAATGCTGTTGCGTCTGGTCCTGGGACATATCTGCCCTCCATTATTTCATTAAAGTACATTTTAGCCAATCGTCTTGCAGTACCTTGACTGTTAGGATCGTTTTCGCGATCAATTAACAGGCAGTCTAACACTTTTTCAAATGCTATCGTTGCTTCTTCAATTAGCTGATCTGTATGACCATCAACGTATTCGCTGATGTTATCTCCAGCCCAGAAGCGTTTACGATCACGCTTCATTTTAAAACGTAATACATCTGCTAGATTAGCTTCTTTATAATTTTTGTCATCATCGTCTTGCTGTTCTGCGCCAGCGATGATATTTTTGTATGTTACCGATTCTGTCAATTTATTCTCCGAGTTTGTGACGTGGATGTCTTTGTATTATTATACGATATTATTTAGGTTAAGTCAAGCGAAGCAGAGTATTTTTCTTCACAGCCGCATCCAACACATTCATTTGAACATCTTTGCTTTCTGCAAATTTTAGTAAGGCATTTGTGTCCTTTGGAAAACATGCTCCGGCAAAACCAAAAGAGCCGTCCGGCCCTGGAACCTGCATATGACTGTTGCCAATTCTTACATCGCTTTTAATCATTTTAGCAATTTGATTGTAATCGCAGTCGCTGGCCTTTGCCAAAGAATACAATTCATTCATGAATGTAACCTTAGTAGCCATAAATGTGTTGATAGCATACTTTGCCAAACTTGCTTCAGCGATAGTACAATGATGGATGTGTTCCAATCCACCTTGGGTTTCTTTAATAACACTTTCGGCTAGATCTCTATAGGCTTTGATACGACCACCGATGATAGCAAACTTGCCATTGGCATAATCTCTAGCGGCATTAGCGGCAGTTAAAAATTCCGGAGCATGTACAAGATTTGGGTATTTGTTGTTTAATCTAGTGTAGGTATCTGGAGGGGCTGTACATTTACTAATGATAACTCCCTCAAACTTGATTATTTCCAACTTTGCTAGAATGTCTTCCAGGATAGTAGTATCACAAGTTCCGTCATCGTCTTGTGGGGTGGGAACACAGATAAAAACACCGTCGCATTGCACTAGATCCTGGAATGGATCACGTCCCCGCGTTCTATCATTATCAACTAATACCAATTGATCTTCGTTCCAAAATGCCTGCTTAATAGCATTGCCTACAAAGCCTAATCCTATAATACCTATTTTACCCATTTTAATAATTCTCCGGCACTAAAGAAGTGCTCTTTTAAGTCTTGTGATTGTTGTTTTACTTTTGGAATAAAACTTTCGTAATTGTCCATATACTGCATAATCTTACGACACAAGTCTGGGCGATAAACAGTATATGATTGATAGTCTTCAGTCCATACACTAGGATACTTGAATGTGTCGTAATACATTTCTGTGTAACTAAGGCGGTCTGGAACCATTGGAATGGCATCTACTACAGCACCTTCATAGCAACTAATGCCTAAAGTCTCTTGTAGATTTGCACTAAACACTAATTTAGCTTCGCCTAGTAGGTTATGATATTCATTCTTGGTTAGATGTTGGTCCTGACACACAACAAATTCATATTGTGGCAAGTGTTCTTTTAGATCTCTAAAAATTTCAACTTGTTTTTCAGGAGCGATCCGATGCGGAAACAAGATAAGATCACGTTTGGGCATGTTCTTATATCCAGTTAATGTACCGTCCATATACTCCATTGGCCAGCCAGTGCGTACAATCTTTTTATACTCGCCTGATAGAATTTCGTCTAGTTCTTCTTCATACCAGGGATTCTCTGTTTGGAATCCGCCATTGAGCAATTCTCTATGGAATAGTTCAATATGAAACTTAGTGGCAAAGTAGTTGTGATCAAATGCATAAAAGAAACTTTGCTCTGCATGTCTAACCCACGGTTTGTTGCCAACAAGTCGACCTAGAAAGTCTTGAGGATCATATGAACCGGCATGCCATAGACCGTGTGTAGTTACCGCTATGCCTAGCAACTCACTCATGTATTTTAAGTTTATAATTCCCGGATGCCAAGCATCAGTAAAAATAAAGTGGTCGCCAGCATGAACGGATCCGTTGCAAAATAAACGGCCCATTTGTTCAACTTGAGCAGACTTGTATATATTGGTGCCACCAAAATTAAGAAAAGCACCAGGAGTAGTGGCTGTAGGAATATCCGTAGGGCCAGAGATAATTTGAACATGATGTCCTGCCTTTCGCAAGAGACTAGGTACATGAGTCTTCCACTGACCCGTGTACCTTGTTTCTACTGCTTCTAAATCAATTAGAAAAACGGTCATTGTTATATGGCCTTGGATTCTTACCTAGGTAAGGTTTGCGTTCTCCGTTTCCACGGTAACCTTTACCACCATTTTTCCTATAAGTGAAGTCCCTATAGGCCTTAGACTTGTACAAGTCTGCTTGGTTAAAATCGATCATCTCAAACCTACAATGATCGTGCCATGCCTCAAGATCATCAAAGATCTTACTGACGTCAGGCTTCATAGTCAGATATTTGTCGAGCCACTTTGGCTGTGCCATTTTACTATTCCTTTTAGTACTTAATGAAAGAACCATTTTCTCCGTCTTCGGAGACCTCAATCCAAATCTCACGACTCGGATACTTATTGGAGATAGTGTCAAACAAATCGCCTGACATCATCTCACAACTCTTGTAGTCTAGTTGGAGTGTACCTTCTGCGTACAATTTTTCCAACCAGCGTTTAAACTGAATGAATTCAATATCGCGATCATCGTGTGTGACACTGATCCATACTTTAAAGTGGAATGTGTGACGATGCGGATAGCCTAGAAAACTTACATCATAATCATCACCTGTTGCTAGGTTAGGATCTGTAAGTGCGGCGGGATATTTGTGAATACCTTCCTTTTGAAAGGTAACCCAAATCATTTTGTTTGGACGTATATCTTGTCTAATGGTAATCATTTAATGATCTCATCTTGTGTGTAGCAATCCCAATTAGTAAAATACTTCCTTTGAGTGCAAGCACTGAGTGGCAAGCACCAAACGCCGGGATTAGTAGCGTCGAAGTCTTTATCGTCTATCTTAATTGTAGCATTATATCCTAGCTGTGTCAAGTAGGGTAATTTAACGCTAATTTGTGGAATGAATCTTCGATTCTCAGTTAGCCCACTTTCTAGTAAACCTTCTGCTTCGGATACATCGAAGTCTAGGGTACACCAAAAGTCTGCATCTAGACAGCCTTTGATCATGTCTTCCCAAGGTCTCCATGTACCGATATCGTTAACACCGTTGGTGCCAAAACTTTGATTAGCACCAAAATAGATATGATTGCAATTATTATTTTTTGCAAGAGTAATAATGACCTGTTCATCGTGTACTCCTACTACAAACAGGGTTTTCATCCCGTATGCAGGAGTATGTTCAACTTCTGTACCTATAAAGAATGTTACATCTTCATGTACACCTGAATCGTAATCTCGTTTCATCTTTCGTTATCCCACCAAAGCCAGCCAATTAAAATATATTTGTCGAGGTTAGCAGTAACCTGTCCTCGATGAATATGCGTGTATGCAGTCGGGAACAAAATTGTTTTGCCTTTTACTGCTTCAACAACTCTGTTCTGATGCAAAAATTCAGTTCCACCATTTGGTACTGTATTCAAATACGTTAAAAATGATATTGCACGATTGCAAAATTCATGACCGCCATCGATATGCCATGCATGATAACCTGCACTAGGTTTATACCACTGTATTTGTGGTAAATCGCGTATGGTAAACTTTCCAGCGTGTTCATATATTTTAGCATCTGTGCAGTATTTGTCAATAAATCCGGACAATTCAGTATGATAGTTTGGCCATTTAAAATCTGCAGGCTTGCCTAAAGTCCTAGCATCACCTAAATGGAAATCGACGCTGTCTTTATATTCTGGTCGGATTTGTTCGTCCGACCCTGTAACACCAGGATTGGTTAAACCATTACTATCTGCGAGTCTAAACAGCCTTAACAGTTCGTCACAGATAGTAATGTCTGATAATTGATATTCAGCTATAAAGTCCATTAGGCATTATCAAATTCTAATGCGTCGAGCTTGTCTTCATCTAGCTCTGGCATCGCGGTTACAGGACTTACAGTTTTATCTAACACTACTTCTTCAGTTTCAAATAAACTTGTAAAGTTATTTTCAGCATTACCACCACGTAAGCGCATACCCATCATGTTAGACAACATGGGCTTTGCATCTTCAATCATTTGGAACGCTTCTGCTTTAGTCTTTGTATTAAACAGTTCTTCTACAAAACGGTTAAAGTAAAGAATATTGCGGGGAACCCAATCACTATATTGATCGCTACCTGTTTCAGAGTCTTTGAGTTTCTTCCAATGGCGCCAATCTGGTTGTGCCTTTGCTGTTTCAATATCCATTAATTGATTAGCACGTTGTACAGCAACAATATGACATTCAACATTATGCCCCATCATCAACGCATAAGCAAAACTATCCCAACTTGTTCTGTTTGGAATCTTACCTAGCTTATTAAGGCGGGGAACAACATTATAGTGTTGAGGATTTAGGTGATCGAATACAACACCACCTAATTCTGCATCAGTCTTGCGCTCGCCTAAATCATAGTAAGCGATATCTTTCATTGTTAGTCTGCGACCAATCGCTGATTCAAACGGAAAAGGTATATCGTCCCGTCCGGAAAGACTCTTATTGTCCGGGGCCTTATCCATGATAACACTCCATCGCTTAGTGGTGTGTTGTGCGTTAGTATACACAAGTCCATGTGCCGTAGCAATGAACGGACTTGCGCAGTCGAAACTGATTGTAAGTTCTTCATTAATATGCTTTCTAATTTGACGTTGAATACTGGTTAAGTAACAAGCCCAGTCTAGTTGTGCAGTACCCAAGAAGTGAATCCAATTCTTACCTGTTAACAGACCGTCTTCACGCATAGTCATTAGACGTTTGAGTGTAATGTCCATCTTACACATATTAGCACCACCAAATGCCCAACCTTCAGCTGATGGGTTCTTATTTTCGCCCCATGTTTTGTTTGGATCACTAAATTGTTTAACACCGTTGTACCAGTCCTCTGCTGAATCCCAGTCCCAACCTTGTAGCACATTTAGGAACTTGGTTTGTCCTAGACGATTTTCTAAGAAGTATCTGTTATTATACTGTGTCTTTTCCAAACAATCTTCAACAGTCTTAAGACCAGTCTTTGGACTGTGTACGTGATCACATGCCCACGTAGGAACGTCTAGCATCATAGACCAGTCAGCAGTAAGTTCTAACCATTCTAAAATACTTTGACGTGTTTTAGTTGCACTAGGACCTTCGAAGTCTAGCCAATCAAATTTAAGAACGCCTTTACCGATCTGATATCCACCGGAGTCGCCTAATATCATCGTATTGCCGCGATCTCGTTGTTGGATCATTGACTCTTGTGTTAGACTTTTATTCAAGTCTAATTGTGCATGACCCGCAGAGTAAAGACCGTACTTGTAGGTAAAGTATCCGTCTTCTGCATTTAAAAAGTTCATGCCTTCAACGCCACGATCAAACCCTGCTGGAATGCGATCGTCGGCGATAAACTTTTCTAATCTTTGTTTTGCAATATATGTACTATAGAAACTGCTAATAGCTGGCAAATAGACAGCATAGTCTTTCTGTAGTGGGGTTAAGTTAACTTGTTGTTTCATCATATTCCTTGCTCAGTATAACTGTAGCTTTTAGTTGTTGTTCTGCTTTATTTAGGTTTTCTAATGCAATTTTAACAGCAGGATGAGTCTCGGCAAGAGCGGCCATTTCCCATTCTTCTGCACGTTTTTGTCTGGCCCACATCAAAATAGATTCTGCCTCTCCTGTTAATGATATAGTGGCATAACTCATATCCATAGCTTTCCACATATTACCATCGTTGATCTCGACACAATTCATATTGCCGTTATATCGCATCATGCCTGCCCCTACTGAGCCAGGAGAGATATACGTGGTACTAGGGGATCCGCCTGATACCGTAATAAAGCTACCTTGACTGGAGATGCCTTTTATCATGCTTGCGCTGGTAAAATATATTCGTAAGTTGCCAACCCGCTATCTAACGTAATCTTTAGTGCGCCTTGGTTACTGATACTCATTTTAGTATTATTAACATCTGCAATTTTCAAGATGCTTAATACTTGTGCAACCGGCCAACTTAGGTTAGCTGTAATTTTACTTGTAAGACCATCTGCAAAAACAAATTCACCTGCGTGTGTATTAACATCACCAAATGTAAACTTCAATTTATCGCCGTCTGTTTTTGCAACAAAGATTGCATGTTCGCTGTTTGCACTTGCTTGGAAGTTGAAACGTTGTACACTGGCCACTGTGGGAACAATAGTAATATCCCAACTAACACCTTTGAACTTAGGAACCTTTAGCTTTTCTTCAATAACAGCTTGGTTCATAAAACGATAATCGTTTTTAAAGTCGCCACCTTTGTTTTCAAAGTGTAACCCTACAGGAATATCTTCACCGTTACGTTGACCCTTAACTAAAGAAATTTTTGCACCTTCTTTATATTCTGGGCAGTCTAAATGAATCTTTAGTTTGTTAAGTTGAGGCATACCAAAAATACCTATCATGTCCGGCTGAACACTTGTAGTTTCTGCTGATAGGATGATTGAGCGGTCGCCAGCAACAGAATCAATTTGAGTTTTTTCTTCTGTTCCTGTGATCTTAACTACTTCTAAAAATCCTAGGTTGTGTGTATGTGATACGATGTCTTGTAAAATATCTTTCATGTTAAAGTCCTTTTATATATTATATTTAGATTTTGAATCAAAGTCAAGTAAATTTTATTCAAATGTGAACAAATTACCAAACGTATTATTTTGTGTGGTCGAGTTCAAGTCCCATTCCAACACGCCAATTAAATTATCAAGTTTGTTATTGATAATAGTTGTCTCCATTTCAGAATGATCAAATGGTAATTCCTGGAACCACTTGGGCAATCTTAGTTCGTCTACAGGATACGCAATACTTGTATACCCCATTGGATTATCTCGAACCTTACAAACGATAACTTTCATACCATCTACAATCTGCATAGAGTATTTGTCGCCGTTCATTTCTCGTAACACGTTCCAGTTAATACTTGCACGTACATGGCCTGGCATATTGGCCTTGCCTGCTTTCTTTTCTTTCTCGCGATACTCTGTAATATTGTTAGCACGTTTTGGACTACCTTTCTCCCAACCCGGTCTAACTTTAAACTCAGTTCGGAATTCGCCAATACGGTCCAGGATCTCTTTTTCTTGGCTACCGTTTAGTACCTTAGTTAGGATTTCTTCCAAGAACTTCTGCATAAATTCTGGAGTATCACTACGCTTCAAATCCAAGCCCATGGCCTTGATCTTGCCTGGCTTGCCGTCTACGTCTGCACGTTTGTTTTCTTTATCGTAATAAAGAACAGCATACCGTTTCTTAGT